GCAGGTTACGAGTTTCTTACAACAGCAGATACTTTGATAGGTCATAACATTATTGGATTTGATATACCTATGGTACACAAGTTCAGTAATGTAGACCTCTCTAAAATTCCAGTAATAGATACGCTTGTTTTATCTAGGTTATTTAATCCGGCAAGAGAAGGAGGACATAGCTTAGAGAAGTGGGGATACAAACTTGGCTATCACAAAATAGATTTCTCAGACTATCTTAATTATTCACAAGACATGATGGACTATTGTATCCGTGATGTTGAACTTAACTTAGAAGTTTTTAAGGAGTTAAGAAAAGAAAGTAAAGGTTTTGATAAAGGTTGTATACAACTAGAGCAAAAGGTTGCAGAGATAATTAAACAACAAGAGGTCAACGGATTTAAGTTTGATACTCAACATGCTTTACTGTTACTTGCTGAACTTAGAGAAAAGAAACAAGCAATAGAAGATGAGGTGCATAACACATTTAAACCTAAGTGGGTTGATGATAAGTTAGTTACACCTTATATAAAGAAAGACGGTGAACTATCCAAGCGTGGTCTTACTGATGATGAATACGATAGATGTATAACAACTAACAACACAGACCCCTTCATGCGACAGTCCTTACAAGAGTTTAATCTAGGTAGTCGTAAACAAATAGGAGAATATCTTATTGACTTTGGTTGGAAGCCTGAAAGATTTACACCAACAGGTCAACCAATAGTAGATGAGAAAACTTTATCTGCAATCACACACATACACGAAGCTAACTTAATAGCACAGTTTCTTTTACTTCAAAAGCGTATAGCCCAGATTGATTCTTGGATTGATGCTACTGAAGAAGATGGAAGGGTGCATGGCTTTGTTATACCTAACGGTGCTATCACAGGCAGGATGACTCATAGAAATCCTAACATGGCACAAGTTCCTAGCTCTCACAATCCTTACGGTAAAGAATGCCGAGCTTGTTGGACTGTTGAGGATGGTAATGTTTTACTTGGAGTTGATGCTTCTGGTCTTGAGATTAGAATGTTAGCTCATTATATGAATGACGAGGAGTACACTAATGAAATCATTAACGGAGATATACACACCTCTAATCAAGAACTTGCAAAGCTTGAATCTAGAGATAAGGCAAAGACATTCATCTATGCACTCATGTACGGAGCAGGAGATGAAAAACTTGGGAACGTGGTTGGAGGAACTACAGCAGATGGTAAAAGAGCTAGACAATATTTCTTTGATAATAAACCTACATTCAAATCTCTTAGAGACAGAGTACAAAGAGCATCTGCAAAAGGTTATCTCAAAGGACTAGACGGTAGAAAGCTTTATGTTCGTAATCAACATTCAGCTTTGAACACCTTGCTTCAGGGAGCAGGTGCTATTATAATGAAACAAGCATTAGTTATTCTTTCAGAGAGATTAACTCTAGGAACTGTACCTCATAAATTTGTAGCTAATATTCACGATGAGTGGCAGATAGAAGTTCCTGAGTGTAGAGCAATGCGTGTGGGTAGCCTAGCTGTTACCTCTATAATAGAATCAGGTGAACATTTTAATCTTCGTTGTCCCCTTGATGGCGAATACAAGATAGGAGATAACTGGAGTGAAACCCATTAAAGAAAAAAAATATAACTGGAATTTTAATAAAATAAACTCTAAAGGAGAAACTTTATTTAAACACACTACAGATGAAAGCGTTGATTATGTAATAGAGTTTTTAGAAAATGAAAATATTAAATATGAACTAACAGAAGCAGCTAATTCAACTATGTTTTGGATATATTTTAAATATAATAAATATGCTTATTACTCAACTACTGGAAGATGGGCACCTTTTAATAAAGGTAAATATCCTTCAAAACATTACACATCTAAAGGAATAAAAGATTTTTATAATAGATTTTTACTAGCTGCATATACATTTAAATCAGGAAAAGAAACCAAAAAAGAAGTAGAAAAAATATTAAAAAAAGAATTAATAGAATATAAAATAAACAAAGACATAGCTCTTTTAACTACTAAAATTAAAACTAGAAAAGATGGTAAAGGTAATAAAAGAAGATACTCTTATGAATATATTATAGGTGAAGGAAAATGGAGAAGTATAAATTCTGACGGAACTCCGAATGAAAAATTTTATCAAGCAAGTAGCATAGAAAATTTTATTACAAAATACTTTAGACCTCAAGAGGAGTTATAATGAAACCCACTAAGAAAGACCAAAAGAAATTTGACCTTGACTTATCATATGGTGAGATAAGGGAAGATAAAGTTAGAGACATGTTAGAAGGAAAGAAGATAGAAGTTAAATCAGAACGTGGAATGTGGATGAAGACAGGTAACATATGTATAGAGTATGAGTCATGGAACAAACCATCTGGTATCAGAGCAACTGAATCAGACTATTGGTTTCATAACTTATGTGTAGGAGACAATGAGTTTTGTACTCTTGTATTTAAAACAGATGTACTAAGAACTATAGTGGATAAACTTGATACTTTTAAAACTGTATCAGGTGGAGACCATAACGCAAGTAAAATGTTCCTTGTAAATCTACAGAAATTATTCTCATCAGATGTAATAAAAGCATTTAAGGACTCAGAAGATGGAAAAGAAAATGGAAAAAAATGAAAAAACACTTGACAGTTCTAGTCAAGAAGTATATAATAAACTGTCGGCTAATAAATTTAAGTCGGAATCTGGTCATTGGTATACGCAAGAAGGTGAACCAATGTATACTATCGTTGGTGCTAACGGTAAAGAAAGAAACACTACTCTTAGAGATGCAAGAAAAGAAAACCTAGTACCTTCAGTAACTACTATTCTTAGTATGATAGCCAAGCCTCAACTAGAGAATTGGAAAATCAATCAAGCACTTAACTCTGCTCTTACTTTAGAGAAAGATTCTTTAGAAACTATTGAAGAGTTTGCATACAGATGTAAGCAAGACTCTAAAAGAATAGGTCAAGAAGCGGCAGAAAAAGGTACAAAGATTCACGCCATGATTGAACGTGGTTTTCTTGGTGAAGAGAAGACAGAAACATATTGTGTTATTCAAAACTATTTAGATGAAATGTTTCCTGATGAAGAGTGGATAGCTGAAGCTTCTTTCTGTGCTGACTTAGGTTATGGTGGTAAAATAGATTTATATTCTAAGTCCGGTATCTTTGTAGACTTTAAAACTAAAGATAACTTAGAAGGTAAAGACCCATCTAAATTAGTATACGATGAACACGGTATGCAGTTGTCTGCTTATGCACAGGGTTGTGGCTTTGATGATGTTGAAAGAGTATCTATCTTTGTTGATAGAGAAGACACAGAGCTTATAGCTTGTCATATATGGGATAAAGAATCTCAAACTAAACATAGAGAAATGTTTAATAGTATTTTAAATTATTGGAAACTTGTAAAAAATTATGCACCAGAGAAAGTCTAAACAGTTAAGAAGAAAAGCAGAAGCTTTGTTAATAGAGTGGATAAGAACTATGGTTCCTGAAGGTGAAGATGCTACTAAGATTAGTAAGAAAAATCTACAAGAGTTCTTACCTGAACAAACACATATCTTTGCTAACAATAAGTTTATGATAAGTGCTTACAGTCTTCGATGGTTTTATAAACAGGTGAAAAGAAATCCTGATATAACTCTGGAAGAAATAAGTGGCTAGAAGAGTACCGAGAAAAGCAAGACCAAAGAAAACTAATGTGCCTAAAGGTTATGATAGTTTATGGGAACATGTTTTACATGAAACAATACTTCAAGATTGGAAACATCATTGGGATAACATTAGCTATGTAGTTAAACATAAGTATGAACCTGACTTTGTTAAAACAATAGATGGCAAAACAATATTGCTAGAAGCTAAAGGTAGGTTCTGGGACTATGCAGAGTATAGTAAGTACATACATATAAGAGAAGCTCTACCTAAAGATATGGAGTTAGTGTTTTTATTTCAGAAACCTTTGTCTCCTATGCCACAGGCTAAGAAAAGAAAAGACGGAACTAAAAGAACACATGCTGAATGGGCAGATACTAATAACTTTACATGGTATAGTGAAGAAACATTACCAAAGGAATGGAGGACATGAAATATAAATTTAACGAAGACCAAGTGTTAAGAGAAATAAGAACTTATGTAGATAGAACTTATGAAGCCCATTATGGTAACGGTAAATATCAAGCAACAGATATGATTATAGATGCAGGACACGGAGAGAGTTTTGGTATTGGTAACATTATGAAATATGCTATGAGGTTTGGAAAGAAAGATAATAAGAAAAAAGAATTAATGAAAATAATACACTACGCTATCATAACTATGTACGTGTTAGATGAGGAGAAAAACAATGGTTGAAGATAAGATAGGGAAAAAACCTTACTTAGGAATTGAAATAGATTATGGTAAAGAAAAACAGTTTGATAAATTTAGTATTGATACATTAAAAGATAGATACTTTTGGGAGAATGAAACACATGCACAAGAAGCCCTCGCAAGAGCCTCCGTCTTCGGAGCCACCTTCAAAGGTGAGACAAACTTTGAACTTGCTCAAAGACTTTATGACTACAGTTCCTCTCGTTGGTTCATGTTTAGCACTCCTATACTTAGTAACGGAGGAACAAGTCGTGGGCTTCCTATCAGTTGCTTTCTTAATTATGTTCCTGACAGTCGCAGTGGTTTATCTGCTCATTATGACGAGAATATTTGGTTGGCAAGTTCAGGTGGAGGCATTGGTGGATATTGGGGAGATATTAGAAGTAACGGTATATCTACTGCTCATGGCAGTCGTTCTACTGGAAGTATTCCTTTCATGCATGTAGTTGATTCTCAGATGTTAGCCTTCAACCAAGGCACTACAAGACGTGGTAGCTATGCCGCTTACATGGACATTAGCCACCCAGAGATAGAAGAGTTTATTAACATGCGTAAAGAATCAGGTGGAGATATTAACAGGAAGAATCTTAATCTTCATAACGGTGTCAACATAACTAACTCATTTTTACAGGCTGTAGAAAACGATGAAGACTGGAGACTAATAGACCCTAAGACTAACGAAGCTGTAAGGGTAATCAACGCTAGAGATTTATGGTGGCAAATAATAAACGCTAGGGCAGAAACAGGTGAACCTTACATGGTAAACATAGATACATGCAACGAAGCATTACCAAAAGGACAAAAAGATTTAGGGTTAAAAATCAGACAAAGTAATTTATGTTCTGAGATAACACTACCAACAGATGAAGAACGTACAGCAGTATGTTGTTTATCGTCTGTTAATTTAGAACACTTTGATAGTTGGTCAAAGAACGATAACTTCATACAAGATTTAATAACAATGCTTGATAATGTATTACAACACTACATTGACAACGCAATAGACACAACACAGTTAGGAGAATATAGTGCAAATTTTAAACGCTTTCAAAAATATGTTAAAGAAGGTCAAGAGGGGTATACAAAATCTGCCTACTCAGCGTATAGGGAACGGAGTCTCGGTCTTGGTGCTATGGGTTTTCATGCTTATCTACAATCTAGGAGCATACCTTTCGAAGGTATTTTTGCAACTGGTTTCAACCACAAAGCGTTTACTTACATCAAGTCCAGAGCAGACGATGCAACTAAAGAGTTGGCTGTTGAAAGGGGTGAGGCTCCTGATATTCATGGGAGTGGTAGGAGGAATGCTAACCTCCTTGCTATTGCTCCTAATGCTAGTAGTGGTATCATCTGTAGTGGGACTTCTCCTAGTATTGAGCCTTACAGGGCTAACTGCTATACTCACAAAACTTTATCCGGAAGTTACCAAGTTAAGAATAAATACTTAGAAAAGCTTTTAAAATCTAAAGGATTAAAAGGTAAAGAGTTAGAACTTATGTGGAAAGATATATCAGGTAGTGATGGTTCAGTACAACACTTAGATATACTTAACGATGATGAGAAAGAAATATTTAAAACTGCTAATGAGATAAATCAAATATGGGTAGTAGAACATGCCCATCAAAGACAACAGTTTGTGTGTCAAGCACAATCAGTTAATCTGTTCTTTACTTTACCAAAGGCTACAGAGCCTCAAGATGTACACGATGATTACATGCAATATGTTAATGATGTACATTGGTATGGTATGAACAAACTTAAATCGCTTTACTATTTCCGTTCTAATGCTGCTCGTACAGTAGAGAACGTCAATGTTAAAGTACCAAGAATAAATTTAGAAGATACAGAATGTATCGCATGTGA